GAAATATCGCGTCAAAACAAGTCCGCAGGGGAACCGCTGGCACAGGCGTTGCAGCCTACACAGCAGGTTACACAGCGGCCTGTCCCCGCAATCGAGCGGCCGGACAAGTACATTGATGTCTTCTCCCCAGCCAAGTGCTACGGTAACTTCGCCTTTATGTTCCAGCACATTGCGGAGGTGCAGTTCCCGATTCTCTACATCTGCCGCCGTATCAAAAACGCGCAGTTCGTGTTGAGGAAGGCCAAGGATGATTCAATCATCTGGGCTGATTCGACAAGAAGCCTGCGTGACAGGTATGTCGCGGAGCGTATCGAAAAGGGTCTTCTGAGCTCACCGAACCCGTACATGACCTTCAAGGAGTTCGTGTTCGATGCGTTCATCAACAAGTTCCTGTTCGGCAACCAGTACATCTATGCCTATGCCGACAAGAACGACGGTCGGCTGTGGGAGACCTGCGACTACTACTATCTGCTAAACCCCGCAAACGTCAACGTGTACGGAGGCATGTCCAGCGTGATGTCCGGCAAAAACATCACCTATCTGTACAACGACATCGGAGGTGTCAGGCGCATAGACAGCAGCCTCGTGTACCACGAGCGCGATCTTCCGTCCTTCTCCACCAACCTGCGCAACTACGTGCAGGGCGAGAGTCGTCTTTCCGCCCACAAGTACACGGTGTCTAACATCATCGCCGTGTACGAGGCGCGGAACATCATCTACGTGAAGCGCGGTGCAATCGGCCTCATCGTCAACAAGGACAATGACGTTGACGGCAGTGTCGCGCTAACGCCGAAGGAGAAGGAAAAGATGCGCGACGAGTTCTACAGCACTTACGGTCTCCACGGAGACAAGTCCCCCGTGGCCATCATAGAAAAGCCAGTGGATTACATACCCATCGGCATGAACATCGCCGACCTCGAACCTTTCAAGGAGTGCCTTAACGATGCTGCCGCCATCGCCGGGGCATACGGCGTGGACAGCAACCTTATTCCGAGAGAGGACAATCCGACATACAGCAACCTGAACACGGCGGAGGTCAATGTTTACAACTCGGTCGTGTTGCCGGAAGTGAACAGCTGGCTTGAAGGTTTCAGCAAGTTCCTCGGCCTCACGGAAAGCGGCTACTACCTTGACGCTGTGTGGGACAACGTGGCGATACTTCAGGACAGCGTGCAACGCAGGGAGATTGCCAAGTCCAGCATCAGCAACCGTTGCAAGACGGAGTTCAACGCGGGGCTGATAACCCTCAACGACTGGCGCGTGGCAATAGGCCGCGAACGCCTTGAACAGGAAATCTACAATAAGACCCTCCTTGAAATGTCTGAGGAGGAGATAAACTCCATCAATCAAAAAATCAAGTAACAAGACAATGAACGGAATGATTTTAAAGACGAAATCCAATGAGGTTGAAGGCCGTGTCGTGACAGTGGCCGTCAACGCATTCGGTAACGTGGATTCCCAGAACGACATTTCCGTGAGTGGGTCGTTCTCGAAGACACTTAAAGAGAATTTCAAACGTGTGAAGCACTTCCTGAACCACGACTATGACAAGCTCATCGGCTGTCCGCTGGAAGGTAAAGAGGAAAACGGCCATCTGGTGATGCGCTCGGAACTCGCAGAAACGCAGCTTGCCAACGACGTGCTGTCGTTCTACAAGCTCTACCAGAAGAACAACCTCACGCTGGAACACTCCGTCGGGGTTGAGGCCATGCAGCGCGACCCCAACGACACGCGCAAAGTACTGCAATGGAAACTGTGGGAGTTTTCCACTCTTTACAGCTGGGGTTCCAACTCCGACACCCCGTTGCTCGGTATCAAGCAGATGCCCTTTGACGGCATGTCCGAAAAGAGCATGGAGTTCGTGAGAACCGCCCTTTCCCTTGATTTCAGCGACCACATCCTGTTGAAGTTCGACGACCTCCGCAAGCTGTTGGAGAAAGCCGACGAAGGAAAGGCAGCTCTCATCACCTGCGAATGCGGCAACACGTTCAACTACTTCGAGCAGGAGGAGGTTAGCATCGACCGTGAGATTATCTCGGAGTACAACGACACCCTGCGGTACATGTTCATGGACGAGGCTTGGAGACAGGCTCACCAGCAACGCAACGAGGTCAGACAGGAGGTCATAGACCTGTTGGCCGACTTGAAAGGCAAGTCGCTGATGAGCGACCTTTCGTATGTCACCTGCCCGTACTGCGGCAGACGGCACTACCGCAATGAGATTATGAAGTTTGAAGAAAAGCATATCAACCCTGTTGTTAAGCCGTCCGATGACACTGCGCACAACGAGAACGGCGGATTCTCGCTGGCGGCAATCGGGAATATGCTCGTGAAGTAACCCTATTTTTTAACCAAATTCCAAAAAAGAAAATGAAAAGATTTCAAAAATTCATGAGAGAGACCAAGACGGGTGGAATGCTCGGATGCAAGCGCAGATTCCAGTTCCGTATGGCCATTTTCGGTCTGTTCATCCTTGCGATGTTCATGACCATGGGTGTTGCAGGCGCTATGGAGACCGGAAGCCTGGCTCCCCTCGCGATCACTGCTATCGCCCCTGTCGCGGCAACAGACCTCACCATCTTCGCAAAGAAGTCTGAGGATATGACCCCCGAGGAAAAGGCTACTGTCGGCACCATCCAGAAGAGCATGATTGACCTGCTCAACGCCACGTTGAAGGGCGTGCTCACCGAAGATGACATCCAGAAACGCCTTGACGGAATCCAGAATGATATCTTGGAGAAGCAGAAGCAGGCGATTGAGGAAGGGACACAGGCACTACAGACAAAATACGACGAATCCCTTGAACTCATCAACAAGTTGCGCACCGACATCAATTCACTGAACACCGAGCTGAAGGAAGCCAAGGAGAAACTCGACAAGAAGAGCGAGGATGTCCTTAAAGACGCCATCACCAAGGCTGTCGAAAGCGACTCTTTCAAGGCTTTCGCCGACGGTCACTCCAAGATGTCCGACCGTTTCGACATTCCTGTACGCAAGGGCGTTGTCAGCATGACTTCCAACTACTCCGGCACGACCTATCCGTCTTTGCAGACCGATGTCATCACCGCCGAGGTGGCTTTGCGAAAACTCCACATCCGCGACTTCATGCGTGTTGTTGACGGCACGCAGATCGAGGCCACTTCCATCTACTTCCGTCAGGTTTACGAGATTGACCGCGCCGCACTCGCAGTCAGCGAGAACGGCCAGCTGCCGGAAGGTTCTTTCAAGATGAAGGAAGCTGCCGCCGAGACCCACCGTATCGGCTACAACATCCCCATCAGCAGACGTATGCTCCGCAAGGTGTCTTACATCGTCAACGAGATCATGAGCCTCATGCCCAGCGGCCTGTACCGCGCCGAGGACTTCCAGATTCTCTATGGCGATGGCCACGATGCCAACTTCACCGGCCTTGTGAAAATCGCCCTCACCGAGAGTGCGCTTTCTTCCACCGTGTACAGCGAGCAGACCGCCGGAAAAGTGAAATCCATCGCGTCCTATGACAACGGAAACGCCATCCTTGTGACCCTCAACGGAGCGTATGCGAAGATGAACACAGGCATGAAGGTCGTTTTCAGCGGCTTCCAGACCTGCACCGCGTTGAACGCCGCCGCTGGCTTCGAGATCAAGGTTGTCAATGACCACACCTTTGTCGTGGCTTGCTCCTACACTGCAGAGACCGATTCCTCCGTGCAGAACAACGCCAAGTTCACCATCACCAACACCTATGCCAACCTTGTGACGGATGCCAACTACGGCGACGCTCTCAAGGTCATTGCCGGGTTCCTGAACTTCGACAAGTACAGACCGACCCTCATCGTCATCAACCCAATCACCTTCAACGCCTTCAAAGGCCTCAAGGACAAGACGGGAAGACCCATCTGGCGTGAGTACTTCACCGTTGTCAACGGCGTGTACTACCTTGACGGTGTGATTCCTGTCGTGGAGTGTGACGCTATCGCAAAAGGCAAGGTGTTCATGGGTGACTTCGACGAGGGCGCAGCCCTTTACGATATGGACGGCGGTACCTTGGAGTTCGCCGAGGATGTCCAGACCAAGCTGACGAACACCGCAGTTGCCATCCTCCAAGAGGATGTGGCTATGCCCGTGTACTGCCCCGACGCTTTCATGTACGCAGACCTCGACACCGTTGTTTCCGCAATCACCAAGGCTGGTGACGCGCTCAATGTCGCAATCACCTCCCCGCTGAACGACGACCAGGATGCTCTCATGATGCAAGCGAAAGCATAACAATTGATTGAATGAATCCAAGGCGGCGTGTCCACGGACATGCCGCCTTACACTGAATCAAGGACATGATAGTCAGAACCGGAGATTTCCGTTGCGAAGCTCGTATTCCGGGACTTCTGCCCGCCAGTCCGGCGAGCCCCGTCAATGTTGTCATACTTGAGACCGTTAACCAGTACATCGAGAAGTATGAGCCGATGTTCATGCGTGACTTCGGATTCACGGCGACGGAGACCGCCGACATTGAGGACTATGCGGCGAAGAAGGAGGAGGAACAGGAAGACGAGGTGATGAACAATGTCCTCGCGAGGTTGCGGGTTTCCCTGTCGCACTATGTGGCGTTCATGTGGTTCCGCTCGCAGGTCAACACCCCGATAGGCGGTGTCGTGCTGGAGAGCGAGAACGGAAAGAGGGTGTCAACCCTCGACACGCAGGTCACGGTATGGAACCAGATGGTTGACAACAACCGCGAGTTGTTCACCAGCCTGTTTCCAGACGGAAGCCGTCACATGCATGGAGAGTTGTTCCACCATATCAACAAATGGAATATATGATAACTGCGCGTGACATAATCTTTGGAGCCGTGGAACGGACGGACGAAAACCTCCGCAGCCTCTTCAGCAAGGATGGAGAGTTCATCCGTTTTTTGAGCGGAAGGTCGAAGACCGTGGAAAACGAGGCTACGCTTCTGTCCATGAGCTCGGCGACCGACCCTTTCCCCATGATAGCGATGTTCACCGAAGGTGTGACTGAATGGGACGAGGGTGCGCTCCACGTGTTCAGGATTCCGAAGATGGCGATAGTCATCAGGACGTTGCCTTCCGCCACGGAGGAACAGAGGCTCGAAACCGGGTTCAGGACAGTCCTGCACCCGATATACGAGGAGTTCGCAAGACAGCTTGAATCCGTGAACCACGGTTACAGGCTTATTATAGAACACTTCGACCTACCCTGCATGGGTAACGCCGTGCAATCGGCATCGCTGAACCAGCTGTGCGACGCGGTGATCATCCGCAACCTCAAGATGAAAGTGTACGACAAAAAGTGTTAGACATGGCAAAGAAAAAAGAAACCGAAACGCAGCAGGAGACCGGGGCGGCCGCTAAGAAGGCTGGCAACGGCGTGAAGACCTACACGTTCAAAAACGGGCGCAAGGCCAAGATGACCGCCAAGCAGGCCGAACAGTGGCGCAAACTCGGGTTCCTTGACTAAAAACCATCCGACATGGAAGATACTACGAAGATTACGAAAAAAGTGGTCAACCCCGCGACCACCGTGAAAGAGGGTCGCAAGCCCAACGCCGACGGCGCCGTTCTGGTGCGTTACACCCGAAAGAGCGTGAAATACCCGGGAGAGGTGCGAATGCCGCGCGGACTGGCGGAGACCCTGCAGAAGAGCGGGAAAGTTGAAATCATTAACGAGTAATTCAAATGAGCAAGTGTAAAACAAATTTCGCAAATACGGGCAAAAGCCGTTGTCAGATTGACTGGGGGCTCATCAAGAAGGTCATCGTGACCCCTCTTGGCGCGGAGTTCACCAGTGCCGATATTGACAGCTGGCTCATGGCTAACATCCATGCCGCAGACCCGACGAAACGCTTCTACCCGATGCCCGACTTCACGGGTGTCGAGGACAACTCCACGGAGGGCTCCAGCTACACGAGCGGCTACGGTCAGACCAAGCAGCTGACTAACGGCCTCGTGGCTATGACCCAGACGTTCAATCCTGACGTGTGCCTGCAGAACCGCCTGTTGTCCGCTTTCAACGACAACATGACCTACGGTCTTCTGTTTATCGACAACGCCAACCGTGTGTGGGGTGTCAAGACCGACAACGGCCTCAAAGGCTTCACTGGCAACGTCCATGTGAGAGCTTCCCGCGTCACCACTCCGGACACCATCGCAGAACCGACCATCAACTACTCCCTCACCCTTGAAGGCGAGATGCAGAAGAAATGGTTCGAGGAGAGCGATTTGACGGCTGAGGAGATCGAAGGACTTCTGGATGTGAAGATGACGGTCACCACCGAGAGCAGCAACCTCATCATCAAGTTCAACCTTGACGGTTGCGGCGGTGATGATGTGACGGCTGAAATGACCTCCATCGGAGGTGTAGCAGCCTGCTGGCTGGTTGACGGTTCCGCCATTTCCACGGCTCCTACCTATGATGCCACCACGAACACATTCAAGGTCGCTGCCACCACGGTTGCCTCCACGAAGACTCTAACCCTCGCATCGCCCGCCGTGCTGTATGCGAACAACGTCTCCAAC